CAAAATCTAACTATATCAAAAAAGTAATCGGTACTACACCATCTGACAAAGATTCTCAAATCTATGTTGAGGAAGTTTATGATAACTCTCTGAAATTTGGTTGGTTAAGTGGTAAAATTAAAGGTTTATACAGTGAATTAACATCTGTTAATAACTGGGATCACTATAGATTCCAATATCAATCACCAGTAACACCTTTCTTTGTATCTGAGTTAAGAGGTGGTTTACCACAAAGATTATTCAGATTAATTTCAATTTCTGACGGTACAAGTGCTAACACTGAAATCAAAGCTTCAATCGCTAATGTTGATTTATCTAAGAAAACTTTTGATATCTACATCAGATCATTTAGCGACACAGATAGAGCTGTATCAATAATTGAAAAATTTGTTGATTGTACGATGGATGAGTCATTAGACAATTTCGTTGGTAGAAAAATAGGTACAATTGATAACAAATACCCATTAAAGAGCGCTTATGTTGTTCTTGAAATGGCTGTAAACGCACCAACTGATGGTGTACCAGCTGGTTTTGAAGGTTACGAATTTAGAACAAATAGTGCTAGTGGTTACACAGCAACAGCTGTTCCTGAAATGCCTTACAAATTGAAATATTATGCACCTGGTGACACAATTTACAACCCACCATTTGCTAATGCTACAGTTTCTAGTGGTGATAGAGTAACTAAAAACTATTTAGGTTTCTCAAGCCAATTTGGATTTGATAAAGACCTATTATTGTTTAAAGGTAAAATTAGTATCTTAGGTGACAACGCCTACAATACTGGTGATGATTATACAACAAAAACAAAAGGTTTCCACATGGATATCAATGCTAGTACCATTGTTGACTCTGTTACTGGAGAACAAGTTTTTGCGGTTGGTGTTGCTTCATTTGTTGACCCAATTGTGGTTGACGGAACAACAACTCACCCTTATAATAACATGAGAACAAGAAAATTCACAGCTTTATTTGCTGGTGGTTTTGATGGTTGGGATGCTTATAGAGTTAACAGAACAAACACAGATGAGTACAAAATCGGTAGAACTGGTTTCGTAGCTGGTACATTCGATACATTTACAAATGTTGAGTACGCTGAGTTATTCGGTACTTCTGACTACTATGCAACAATGTACGGTATCAGAACATTCCAAAACCCAGAAGAAACCGCTATCAACATCTTGGCAACTCCTGGTATTGACGTGTTAAACAACACTGATTTGGTTAGAGACGCTATTGAAGTTGTTGAAGAAAAGAGATTGGATGCGATTTATTTACCAACATTACCTGATATCAAGTTGTTAAACAACAACAACCCATCAGATACTGAAAACTGGTATTTTGCTGAAGATATCGTTGATGAATTAGAAAACACTGACATCGATTCTAACTACACTGCGGTTTACTATCCTTGGATACAAATCACAGATACAGACAATAACGCAAACTTGTATATCCCACCTACTGCTGAGGTAGTAAGAAATATGGCTTATACAGATAACGTAGCGTTCCCTTGGTTTGCAACTGCTGGTTACAATAGAGGTTTAGTTAAATGTAATAGAGCTCGTATAGTTCTTGACCAAGAAGCAAGAGATATTTTATATCCAGGTAGAATTAACCCATTAGCGACTTATTCAGACGTTGGGGTTGTTATCTGGGGTAACAGAAACTTGCAGGTTAAATCAAGTGCTCTTGATAGATTGAACATCAGAAGATTGTTGTTACAAGCGAGAAGATTGATCATGAGTGTATCTAAGAGATTATTATTCGATCCAAATGATACCACAGTTAGAAATCAATTCTTGTCTTTGGTTAACCCAATCTTGGATAACATCAGAAAAGAAAGAGGTTTAACAGACTTTAGAGTTAGCGTTGCAATGGACGTTGAAGATAACGATAGAAATACTTTAAAAGGTAAAATCTTTATCAAACCAACACCTACTTTGGAATTCATTGAACTTGAATTTACAGTAACTCCACAAAACGTATCATTCGATAACATATAATAAAACTGGGGGTGCCTTAATAGTACCCCCATATTTTATTATTATTCGATCCAAATGATACCACAGTTAGAAATCAATTCTTGTCTTTGGTTAACCCAATCTTGGATAACATCAGAAAAGAAAGAGGTTTAACAGACTTTAGAGTTAGCGTTGCA